TTACCTTTTCGCCTAAAGTTGTAACATTTGCAGCAATATTTGTTGTATTGGTCCCTATGCTAGAAAGATTGGCGGCAACCCCTGAAGTATTTGTACTTATATTTGTAGTGTTTGTACCTATATTTGTAGCATTTGTGCCTATACTTGAAAGGTTTGCAGCAACACCGGTTGTGTTAGTTGCTATGTTAGTTACGTTAGTTGCAATGTTTGTTGCATTAGTTGCAATATTTGTAACGTTTGTAGCTATGTTAGCGGCTAAAGCGGCATCGGCATTTGTTCTATTTGTTACCTCGGTTGCTAGTTCAGATTTTAAAGGATAAAACGCGCTATAATCGGCTTCCACCGCAAGAATATTTCCAAGTCTACCAAATACTGTTTTTACTGCGTCCGTGTTATCTACTTTTTGCCAATCTACACCGTTTGATATAATCCAATCCCCTATTTCATAAGAAACACCTAAATAGGTCCCGGCAACATCTACAATATAATACTCTCCTTTTACACCTGTTGGGCTTGGTAAAGTTGGCGTATCGGTTGCGGCGTCATAAACACCCTCATAAGTTAATTGTCCAAGTATAGATTCCGGTAAATAAGTTTCTAGAATTTTAGAATTTGCATCTAAAGGAACGTATCCATTTGCAGCACCTTTTCTAACTAAAAATTCAGCCGTTGTATTAATTGTTGAAATTGCAGTTACATTTGTTGCAATATCCGTGTCATTGGTCCCAATATTAGTAGCATTTGTTGCTATACCCGTAACATTAGTAGCTACGCCTGAAGCGTTTGTTGCAATGTTAGATGTATTTGTTGCTACGTTAGAGGTGTTTGTACCTATATTAGAGGTGTTTGCAGCTATGTTTGTGGCATTTGTACTAATTGCCGAGGTGTTTGTGCTTACATTTGAATTGGTGGCCGCAATACTGCTTAAATTAGCTGCAACCCCACTTGTATTCGTAGCTATATTAGTAACATTTGAAGCAATACCTGCTGCATTAGTTGATATAGCCGAAGTATTTCCTGTAATATTTGTAGCGTTTGCCGCTATGTTAGTAACATTAGTAGCAATGTTAGCTGCATTTGTTGCCGAACTGCTTGCCCCGGTTGCAATTGCTGCCGTGTTTGTTGCAATGTCTGTAACGTTGGTTGCAATTCCGGTTGTGTTAGTTGAAATATTACTTAAATTACTAGCTATACCGGTGGTATTTGTAGAAATGTTTGATAAATTACTAGCGATTGCGGTGGAATTAACCCCTATACTCGAAACATTTGCAGCAACTCCCGTTGTATTTGTAGCAATATTTGTAACATTAGAGGCTATTCCTGTTGTGTTTGTTGCAATAGCACTTGTATTAGTGCCTATACTTGTTAAATTTGAAGCAATACCTGAAGCATTTGTAGCTATGTTTGTAGTATTTGCTGAAATATTAGTTACGTTGGTTGCAATTCCTGCCGTGTTTGTAGAAATACCTGAAGTATTAGCTGCAATTTCTGTTGTATGAGTTGATATAACACCCTCGTTTGCAGTAATTCTGCCGGTGTTTGAATTTATTATAACAAGATTAGAAGCTATATTCGAAACATTTGTTGCTATTCCTGAAGTGTTGGTGTTTATTCCTGAAGTGTTGGTTGCAATAGCATTAAAATTTGCCGTTATATTTGTGGCATTATTAGAAATATTTGTAACGTTGGTTGCAATATTTGTAACATTGGTTGCAATATTGGCCGCATTTGTTGCGGACCCTGAAGAACCCGTTGCAATTGCTGCGGTGTTTGCTGCAATGTCTGTTACATTAGTAGCTATATTTGTTGTGTTTGTGCTTATAGAGGTAGTATTTGCCCCTATACTTGACAAGTTGGCCGCAATATCTGTTTCGTTTGTATCTATGTCTGCGGAATTTGTAGTAACCGAAGTATTAAGGTTTCCTATACTAGATAAATTAGTAGCAACCCCGCTTGCGTTCGTTGCGATATTTGAAACATTGGTAGCGACCCCTGCCGTGTTTGTAGCGATATTTGTAACATTACTAGCTATACCTGAAGTGTTAGTTGAAATATTACCTGTATTTGAACTAATATTTGTTGTGTTTGCACCAATAGCCGTAACATTTGAAGCAATTCCTGAAGCATTTACAGCAATACTATTTGCATTTGTAGTTCCTGTTGATAAATTTGCAGCAATCCCAACAACGTTTGTAGCTATACCGCTTGTATTTGTTGTAATATTAGAACTGTTTGCCGCTATGTTATTTTCATTTGTAGTAATCTTAACATTTGCCGCGTTTATATCCGTAACATTAGTTGCTATATTAGTTACATTTGTAGCTATTTTAACATCATTTGCTGAAATGTTAGTTACGTTTATTGCAATGTTTGCAGCGTTAGTTGCTGAACCCGAAGCACCGGTTGCAATAGCCGCAGTATTTGCCGCTATATTTGTAACATTAGTAGCTATATTTGTAACATTTGTAGCAATATTTGCTTCGTTGGTTAAAATATTACTTGTGTTAATTGAGCCTGTTGATTCGTTACCTGCAATAAGTGTGTATGCAGTAGAAATAAGTGCTGAATTGTTAGATATAGCTGAAGTATTTGTAGAAATATTTCCTGTATTCGCATTTATAGCACTAAGATTGGTGGCAATTCCTGTTGTATTAGTTGAAATATTTGAAGTATTACTAGAAATTGCTGAGGTATTAATTGTAATATTTGAAGTATTTGTATTTATATTCCCGGTATTAGTGTTTATACTACTAAGATTGGTGGCAATATTTGCTTGGTTAGTTACAAGGTCATTTCTTAGCAAAATAATACTTCCACTATTTGTAGCAATATTTGTACTATTTGTAGTTATACTAACTAAATTACTTGCTATTGCAGTTTCTAGTGTTTCACCGCTTATTGTTATAACCGCGCCCGAAGCAGTTGTAGATATACCGTTTGAACCTGTAATAGAAAATATCTCTGAATCAATTGCAACCCTACCGGTCCCGGTATTTCCTGAAAAATCTAAATCCTGTGCAAGTTGGTTATTGTCTACATAAGTTTTTACCGCTTTACTTGTCGGTATTGTTGTATCGTTGTCAAAGTTTTCAATACCATTTGCAGCAGTTACAAATTGAGTAATTGTAACACCTGTACCGGTATCTTTTAAACTTCCAAATTCTAAAACTCCTAAAACTTTAAAATCTCCTAAACTATTTAAAAATATACCTGTTGATGTTCCTTTACCGTCTGTTATCTCTCTTAATGTAGTGTTAAGGGATAAATTGTCAATAGTTTTTATTAAACCCTCGTATGTATCGGAAATTTTTGTATTGAATAAAGTTGCCATTGTTTACTTATTTTTTACTTCTTTGTTTTCTTGAATATTTGTTTTTTCCCTTTTCTTTTGATAAGCTTTAAGCTTTTCTAGCATCTTTGCTTTTGGCTTGTAAATCATAATACCCAACCATTATAAACCGCATCATAAGATGGGAAAATGTCATCATTATTGTTATTGGTATATTCAGGATATAACGTTTGATTAAAAGACATAAAATCAATAAATCTTCTAGAATACCATTCGGCATTTGTCCTAGCTTTTTCAACTAAATAATCAACTTCTTCTTTAGAAACCACTTCTGAGTTTTCGCTTCTATGTTTCATCATTCCCCCATTACGTAATTGGTAAGAGGCCCAAGGTAAATAATCTACCTGAGTGAACCAAATTAACATATCTACCACGTAATCGTCTAATAATAGTTTCCACCTTGCGTTAATTGGTAAGTCAATACCGGCTACAATTGCTGCCGTAAGCGCATCATACATTTTTGTTCCTAAATACTCTTGAATATGGATTTTTTGCGCCGTAGAAATAAAGAAAATGAACTTGTCTGTGTCCACATTTCCGTCCATAATTGAGTTACGAACTAGGTCTGTTCTATTGATAAAAAGTACTGTTGCCATTGTTTTATTTTATTTTATTAATTACAGATATTTAAACTTTTATTTCTATGTCTTATCATATCCGGATAACCATCGTCCCCGGTAAACATTTGTTCCCTTATATCTAATTCGTTTTTTGGGTCGTAAATCATTGAAACAACGTCCGGTGTCCCGTGTAAAGCTTTGTTCCAACCCGGAGGTGCATATTTTTCGTTAAATGGAGTTCGTCCCGCAACTCTAAAGCCTGCCTTTTTGTATATTTTGGTTAAATATCCGTCAAAATTATCTCCTGTACGTCCACCTGCTTTTACTCCTAAAGCCATTAACTTTTCCCCTACCCCGCTTACATTGGTGTCGGGGTTTTTAAATAAGCCCTTTAAGTCTCCGTTTGCACCAACTAAAATAGAGCCATAACTTTTAGTAATTATCTGACCCCCTCTAGCTTCGCTTTCGTCCATTTTATCAACTGACCAATACGTTGTAGGGTCCGCTTCTTTTGCATCGTTTAACATTCTAGAATAATCCCTAGCTTGTTTGGCCGTTGTTAAAGAACCCTTAGCCGAAAGGTTTGTTAAATCTAAACAAGTTTCGTTTTCTTTAATCCACCTGCCTGACTGACCTCTTTTTTGTGTTGTTTTATAACCTAGGTTTTTTGCTAAAGAAGTTGCGGATAAAGGGTACCTACCCTCTCCCGGTTGTTTTATTGTAGCAATTGCAGCTTTAGCCGAACCTCTTGGAAATCTTTGTTGTGATTTAGGAATGGTTCGGGTCTTTCTGTAATTCCCTAAATTCTTTGAAACCTCTGTATTTGTTTCTTTTCGATATAAAACTCTTTTCCATTTATGGCAGCAAAAGATACCTCCTTTTAGTTCGAAAATATTATATTCGATATTCGGCTTATGTCTAAATTCTACGTTTACATCACCTCTACTTGCTTGGTCAATATCTTCAATTCTCCAAACTATACCGGCACTACTCATTGCCATCATATTACTACAAAAATCTCTAGTTTTTCCTGACTTTGAATTTGCCCCTAAAGCATATTTGTATCTAATTTTATACAAACCGTTTTTAGAATCAATATCTGAATAAGCTGAACCTTTGTTTTTGCTAGTAATGTAATCTTGATTTAATCCTAAAATATCTTTTATCTTACTTAGAGTGTTTTTTGGCTTTTCCTGTATTAAATAATTGGCCCAATCTTCATTTGATAAATTAGATTCTTCTTCAAGTTCATCTACCTGAATCCAATCCGAACCCATTTGTGTACCTGTTGAAGATAAAGAACCTAAAAGTACTTCTGTATGTTCTTTTGATAGTTTTGTTTCATCACTTGATTTTAAAGGCACGCAATTAGGAACTTGTTTTCCGTCTTTGTCTTTCATACCCACCTGTTCGTAACCGTCCCAACAAGGTGCTTTTAATTCTTCGTGATTTTCGCAGGGCATAAAATAAATAACACCCTCTATTTCCATTTCGTGATAGCCACCGCAACCCATTTCTTCAGCTTTTGCAATCGCTTCTTCTTTGGTTTCGTAAGCCTCCTTGCCTCCTATTTTTTTATATTCTTTCTTACTAAGCTTTTGCATTTCAACACCCGTTTCCTCTTCAACTTCTTCTTTATCCTGTAAACTCCTGTCTACTTCGGTAAATTCTAGCGGTTGTAAGGTCGTAAAGTACAGGTTTAAGGCAATATCGTTATAAGCGAGTATGATATCAAAGGAATCTATTAAAAGTTCCTGAAAAGGTCTAATAACGGTATTATCCATTAATTGAGAAGAAACTTTAATTTCGTCAGCATTTGACGAAAAACCTGTTGACGTTGGTATTCCTAATAAAAAACTCGAAACAATTCTGTGGCCAACTTGTATTTTAAGACTACATTCAGAACTTAAAAATTGATATTGGTTGTGAGCGTCCGATAATTGGACCGGTGTAATCTCTGCCTGAGCCTCTTTATTATCGTTAAAAGCAAGTATAAAACGGCCCGCGTTGCTGCTCCCGCTGAACTTATCGGCTATTTTATTTTCTATTAATTGTCTTTCCTGCTCGTTTGGTGTTCCGTTGTTGAAATTTATAAGCATACTAGGGCTTAAACCTGAGCGTATATTGTTAATGTGATAATTCGAAACCTCTTCTTCAAGTTCACAATATTGCAAACAACCTTGATAATCTACGGGTGAATAGTAGTAAAAGCCTGACTTATAAGGTTTTACATACATAATTTCAATTTCATCATTTGAAGTTCCAAAAGCCGGAATCCTTAAAGGAGTATCTGATTTTTTAATATTTGGCCAATCTGCAAAATAATAATAAGCCTCAATTTCTCCATCTTTATTGGCCCTTTCAGCCCTAAGTGTTTCAATAGGAAAATGTTCAACTTTTGCAATTCTTTTACGTCCTTTTGTATAAACTATTTGAATGGCACATTGTCCCATTAATTTTAAGTCGTAACACAATTTTCTAACATCGTTCTTTTTAAATAAAGAAACCATTTGAGCATACTCGTTTGGTCTTCTAGCTGAATCCGTAGCATTTAAACCTTTTCCGTAAATAGCCTGAGAAATTCCCGTAATAGCCGCATTGTTTGTTGGGCTTCCGTTAAATCTATCAATAATAAATTGGAAATAATTATTGTCAGCCCCATAGGAAATATAGTCCTCTCCTTTAACCTCTAGTATTTCAGGGCTTGTATAGGTGCTTAAATTAACAAATCCAAACTCAGAAGCTTTACTAGCCTTTTTAAACTGTCCCTTACTATTTCTTGGTTTCTCTATTTTCATCGTACTTTGTATTGATTTTTAGAACCGTTGTATGTGACATAAACGGGTGGGGTATCTATAAAAAACTTAGGGTCGTATTCATTATTGAACCCTGCGTAAGCTACATATTTCCCCTTATTTAATTGATAATAATCGTTGTTTGCTTGATTTATTGTTTGGTTTGTACAGAAAATCCAATCCTTATAAATATCTGTTATTTGTTTTGTATCATCATTCCAAAGGTTAGTGTCTAATTGCCAAAGGTTGAAATTTTGATTCCATACATCGTCATCTAAAAAAATACTTAAATCAAAAAAATGATTTTCAACTAAAATAGGCGCAAAGAAATTAGTGAACTGCAAATAATTTCCAACCCGTGTTGCTCCATTAATAAAATACTCTTGAATTACGTTTGTTGTATCGTCTCTAAACGCTACCGTAAAATCTACCGAGTAATCTCTAGGAATTACTTTTAAAATTTGAGATGCCTGAGTGTTAAGTATAATCATTACAAATATAACGCAAAAAAAGAACCGATTTGTAAAATGAATATGCAAAAAAAAAAGCACCCATATTTGGATGCTTTTTTATTTAAAAGAATACATTGCTTTTTAAGCAGGTACTCCGTCAGGTGTTGGGTCAATTTGTAAAGCCGAACCTGTTACCGCTGCTGCTAAGAAATAAGGTGCTTTTTCTTCCATTCCCTCGAACGTCATTGTGAAGCCACTTAAATCTCCTGCTGCTGCTCCGGTAACTACTGTACCCGCAGTTAATTCCATACCATTTTCAAGGCCCAAAAGGAAGCTATTTCCGTAGTAATCCTCAACTACGGCATAAGGTCTAGATACTGCTAATAATTGCAATTCGTCCTGCGTTGCAGCATCTAAAAATGTTAATGTTAAATTTAATGTTTGCGTGTAAAATGTCGTTCCATTCTCGCGCGAAGAGGTAACAGTCGTTTCAAGAGACGAAGCCCCTTTAATATCGTACTCAAACCAAACCGGTGCAGGTGAAGCGTCAACGATTGTTGCTTTATAATTAGCATCAATTGTTACGGAAGCAATAGTTCCATAATTTGCAAAGTAAACCCTCTTAATCCCTCCAAAGGCACTTTTACACGGAATCTTTCGTCCCGTAGTTAATAAACAAGCCATAATTTTTATTTTTTTTTAGTTAAACTATTGATTTTCAATAGATTGAATAAAAAAAGGGTAAGTAGATAAACCACCTACCCTATTTTTAATATTAATTTAATTCTAAACGTAAGAAACTAGGTCAGATGCTACTCCAAATTGAACCGCACTTGTAAATCTCATAACCATTCTTACATTATTTGATGCATCTAAATCGCTCATATCCAAAACTTTAACAACATTTGTGTCATTTAACAAGCCGCAGCCGAAATAAAGATTCGAACGTTGTGCAGCATACATTTTATCGTCAGATAATCCCTGACCAACAAATATTTTTACCCCTGAAACTGTAAGGCTGCCGTTATTCCACCATTGCGTACCCATAGCGTTTGTACCTGAACCCCCAAGCCCGTTTGCAACAAATCCACCCAATGCTTGAACGTATAATTTCGCTGCTTTGCTTCCGATATAAATAAACAAATCTTCTTTACCATAAAGTTGTGCAGGAATTGCCGTTACAACGTCAGATAATTTTTCAATAATATTTGCAGCCGTTAAAGCTACACCACCACCAATTGCTTGTGCTGCCGGAACATCTCCCGCTGCTACTGCCGCTGCGATTAATTTCTCAAAACCATCAAAAGAATTGTTTGTAGCTGCTGCTACATCCCCTCTCCAAATATTAAATTCAGTATTTTGAGCAACTTCTGAAGCTACGTGAGCAATCATAAAGTCTGAAAATTTAGGTGGTAAAGATTGTCCTAACCCATAACCCATAGATTGACTTTCCCAATCGTTGACAAAATCATATTTACAAAGTTGTAAATTTACTTGTAACTCACGGGGCTGAATTATACGCTCTGTAAGTGTTACAGAACTGTTTGGGTTAAAATCACAACTTGCGTCTGAAACTAAATTCCCTGTTGCTAATTTTTTAATCACTTCTTTAAAAGAAATGTTTGCTTTTACTGTTAAACCACCGTCATCAATTGTAGATGCAGATAATAAAGCAGCGGCGATATACTCACCTGCAAATTCTCCGGCATACGAAGTTGTGATATTCGTATTTGTCGCTAATTTTACATTTTTTAAATTACTCATTTTATTTGTTTTTTACTATTTATATTATTAATTACTATGCCTCTGAAGCCCAAATTCCTTGTCCACCTACAATGTAGTATTCAGTTAAACTAACTGCTCTTAATTCAACCCAATCACCTAATTTAGATGTTGCTTTTGTATTAATTAAGTCTTTACCTAATGCACCTGAAGAATGAAAAACTGCTGCTGCTTGTGTCATTCCACCTACAATTTTATTTGAATCGTCAGGTGAGATTACAACATCATTTGCTGCATCTGCTCCTGTGTTTCTAAAAAATATTGACATTCCTATATTCCCTGTTGTAATTTTTGGAATCCCAATTGTTAAACCATCTACTGCAACGTTATGGTCGTTTCCAATATCTCCCTGTGAAATATCTCCTGTTACTGTGTAATAAGACTGTGATACTTGATTTCTTTCTGTATCGTTAGATACGTAATTAAATGTACTCATAATTTCTCTTTTTTTTTATTTGTTTAGTTTTGATAATACTCTGTCCATAGTAGTTTGTCCCATTTTATTATTTTTAAATTGGACCTGCTTCTTTTGTACTGATTCCGATTCCGGGTTTGCCTTAATTGACTTTTTAGCCGGCTCTAAATCTTCTTTAGAAAATTCTTCTTTTACGGTTCTAGATTTAAGAACGTTTTGCTCTTCTACTTTTTCCGGAATTTCAGTCATTTTAGATTCCTTATCACCTTTTAAATCGGCAATTGCGTCTTCTAGGTTTTGGATTCTTTTCTCCATTCCTTTCCAATCTGCAACATCTGCTTCGCCATCTTCTGCCATTTCTTTTTCTTCTTCTTCTTTTGGCGGGTGGTCCCCCTCGTAGTCTTCAACCTCTAAGTCTGAAGTGATTTCTTCACCCTCTTCAGATTCTTTAGCCGGTGCTTCGTCTGCAACTTCGCGAACGTCTGCAATTATACCCTCTTCAGAAACAACCAATAAACGGCCATCTTCTAGAATATATTCGCCTACGGGCATTGCTACTTTTTCGTCATCGGTAACGATAAATAATTCGCTATCCTTTTCAAATGTTTCAGCACTAACTACTGTACCATTTTCCAACTTCATTTCTTCAAGTTTTACCTGAATGTTTAAAAGTTCTTTAATTTGATTTAATTTACTTTTCATAATTATTAATATAACGGTTTTAAAATTCGATTTTGTATTTTCAGTCTGTTCTGCTTATAACTCCTATGCCCTGCGCCCTCATAGAGCCATCACAACACTTAATTGAATACGTGTTGGTATCCCAACATAGGCAAGCCCTACCGCTGCCCGTAGGTGATGTTCTACTAGCTATAAAATTCTCGTCTTTATTATTGTTATTTTGTGCCATTTAATCTTCGTGTGTTAAAATGTCTACAATTTTATTTATAGTTTCTTCTTCAGATAAATCTTCTTGGATAGTTTCTTTTTTCTCCATTTTATCGGCAAAATATCCCTCAATAGAAAAACCGAGGACCTTTTTTGTCTTCACATAATTCTCCCAAATTTCATCGTTTTCAACGTGAACGGCCCCCATCCAAGTACCCACAGGTACGTTTAATCCGTACTTTCTAGACTTGTCGTGTACCTCGTCTTCTACTAGCCAACTTTCTACTAGGGTTAAACCCTTTAAAGCTTTTTCGTGTTCTATTGTAGATTGGGATTGATAACCATTTTTAAGATATAATTGAGACGCTTTAGCAACTGTGTTTTTGCTAAAAAAAATATAATATTCATCTTCACCGTCTGCTGAGGCCCTATAAATTGGTTTGTTAGGAATTAATAAAGCCCCCATTAATAAACGCTTTTCTGTTGAAACCTCAGCAAATTTAACTTCGTGTTTTTTTAAAGCAACAAAATTGCTCTCAATGGCCGGTGATTCTACAATACTTATAGCTTCTATTCCGTTTTCGTCTTGGTCTTCGTCTAAAACTAGTTCAATTATTTGCATATTATTATAACGTGTTTAAAAGTTAATTTTGTATTTGTTAATTTATTTAACCTATTGAGGCATCGGAAATTGTATTTCTAGTTAATTCCTGAGAAGTTGTTACGTCTCCGGAAACAACAAATGCCTGTATTGGTGCCTGTGTTTGGCCCCCTATTGCATCGCCAAGTTGATTTACACCGCTAGACCCTACCGTATTAAATTCAGGTGGCGCAGGTGGCGTTGGTTCTACTGTTGGAACAGAAGCCCCTGCTGCCGGGTTTGTTGCATTTCCCCCGCCTGAACTTGGATTTGTTGCCATAATAGATTTTACAGATTTAAAACCAATCGCAGCGGTTGTAGCAATATTTACAAGTTTCATAGCAAAACCAAAAGGAGTTGCAGTTTTTGTAGCTAATTCCGCAGTTATACCTTGATAGGTATTTATTAATGCTGAGGCAGCGGCAGCAGCTTTACCTACTTTAGAATTTTCCCCTAAAGCAGCCGTAATTCCCCCAAGGGTTTTTTTAGCCATCTCTAATTTTGCATCATTGGCTGCATCTTCTGCTTCTGCAATTCTATTATTGTAATTTTGTTCAATATTAAATAAATCATCTTTTGACGCTCCTAAAGCAACGGCTTTTGCTTTGGCAGCAGCTTTTGCTTCTTCTAAATCAATTTCTTTTTGTTCTGTCTCTTTCACTAGAAAAGCAGCTAGTTTTTCATCTTCAATTACTTTTGCTTCGTCTTCAATTATCTTTTTCTTTTCTTTAAAAGAAGCCTCAATGTCTAGTAACATTTGTTGTTCTGTTTCCTTATCTAGTTTTAAGTTTTCTAAGTCTATTTTTCTTTGCTCTCTTTCTGCCTCAATACCTGCAAATTTATTTTCCTTATCTTTAATAATTAACGATTCTTTAAAAAGTCTTAAATTTTCAATAGCTTCTAATTCTTCATCGTTTATTTGTTTAATTCGTGCAGCCTCTTCTCTTCTTACCGTTACCAACTGACTAGAAACAGATTTGGCTTTTGTCAACCTCGCAGTCTCTAAATTTAATAGTTCGGCCCTTAATTGAAGTTCTGCCTTAATGTCTTTTTTAGCACTATCGCCCTGTGAATTTAAAGCAATTTGTGTTTTAAGTTTTAATTCAGCTAGTGCAATTTCTTTTTGAGTTATCGCTTCTTCAACTGCCCCGGCTTCTTCTAGAAATTTGATTCTTTGTAATGCTGAAAATTCATCTTTTTTAATTGCTTTATCTAAAAGTTCTTGTCTTTTTTTATTAGATATCGCCCTATCTAAAATTAACTCATTTTCAATTTTGTGTGCTTTTTTCTTATCTGCTGCAATTTGTAATGCTACTTTTGCTTCAGCAGTAATTTCTGTCACAAGGTCTTTAGTTGCTTTCACTAATGCTTTAGTTAAAATAACTGCCGGGTTTAAAGCTTCATTTAATCCGACAATTCCTTTTCCTGCATCTTCTAATGCCCCTGAAACATCGCCTTTAAATAACTTTGAAATTGCGTTACCTAAAAAGCCAATACTTTCAACAACGGCATCTACTTTGTCCATTACAAATTCCTTAATACTCTTTCCGAAATTCTTTAAAGTTTCAATAGGATTTAGAAAAACATCTATAAGAAAACGGCCAAGTAAAGCAAGTCTGTCTGTAAAAACAGAAACAACTGCCCCGACAACCTCCATAACTGCGGCCCACTTTTTTTGACCCGCTTCTGAACTTGTAAATGCTGCATACAAGGAAGCCATAATAACAACTAATGCACCTAGCCCGGTAGAAATTATTGCAAGTTTCATTGTTTTGAAACCTTTAGTTGCACCCATTAAACCCTTTTTCAAACCTCCAAAACCTGAAATAAGGCCGCCCGTTTGCTCGTCTAATTTTCCAATAATACCGGTATAATCTGCCTGTTCTTTTTTAGCTTCTTCTAGTATTTTATTTCCTCTAGCCCTCTCTTTATTTAATAATTTCAAACCAAACCTTTCATCTTTTAAGGTTTCTCTTGTCTGAATAATTAAATCTTTATATTTTTTTCTACCTGCTAAATCGGCCTTTGACGTTTTTGATAATTGCTTTTCGTACTTCCTTAATTCCTTTTCAGTATCTTCTAGGAATTGGGTTTGTAATTCAAAACTTTCGTTTAGTTCGTCAATGTTTATTTGGGCCTGTTTGGTCGTTACCTTAACGCTATATTCTTTTTCTATTGGCATTTTATGTTGTTTTTAATCTTTTTAAAAGCGTCTTTTACGTCCTTTGGCAAACCGTATTTCCCCTGAGCAATTTTTATGTTTTCCGTTTCTCCTTTAGCTACCGCTAATAAATCTAGTATATTTTTTATCATTATAAAACTATTTTGTTGAAAAGCTGCAATTGAGATTTTCCGGTTTGTAAATTGGTGGTTATACTGTTTATATTATATTTTCTTTGGTTTAAAATTAAAGTATCTGCTAAGGAATAATTAGCCAAAAACTTTAAAGGTAAAACTGCATCAACTTTTGTTAATCTTCTGCTTTGATTAAAAACCCCGCTTATGTAATTAAAATAGTACGATTGAAATAAACTTCCTAGTTTTACCGCCCCGGTATATTCGTCAACCTCAGCACCGAAATTTATCGTTAAACCTCCTGAAGCTGAAGCTGCTACAATTAAACTATTTGATGGCCTGTTATAAGTTGTAACTGAAGACGGATTTCCTTGTGATACTCCGTCTATAAAAGAAATTGGTGTTGTTGATGCTGATTGATTTTCATTTATAAATATCATAGGCGCAGTTAATATTGGCCTTTCATCTTTGTCAACACTCCAACCCCAACCAATAAAAGTTTCCTGTGGTCCACCTTGATTTCCTGTTTCATCTATAAGGCGTTCGTAAACTATTTTCTCAAAAGGTGTTTGTACTACGTATTTTGAACCTCTATCGGTTTGTTCAATACCTTGAACTGAAGTCGCGTTTTCTAAGTTTCCGTAAATAGTATTATTTAATTCTGCAAAATTAGTTGCAAATAAGGTTTTTGGTGGTACGTTTCTAAAGGCTATTTCTTCATAAGGAATTGGAAAATCAATAGCCGCTTTATCAATTACTAAATTGTCTGTGATGTCAATATTGCTGCCATTCTCGTAAAAGCTATCCAATGTTTGAACCTTTATATTTCCGTTGTCTTGAACAAAAGCCGTTAAATTAAACATTTTGAATAATCCGGTTAAATATTGCAACACTAAAAGCTGCGGCATTTGGTCTGCAACTACAACTTTTTCTAAAGAACCTTTAGGAAAAACATCTGTTATGTCGCAATACGCATAGGTATATTGTCTTACAGGGTTGTTTTGAACCTCTTCACCAAATCTTTTTTCTAAAATTAAATTTGTGGTATAAGTAAATTGTCCTGAAGTGGCAGTTAAAACAAATCTAATATTTGAAAACTGACCAACTGTTCCTAAATATCCTGTTGTAATTATGTGTTGTGTAGAACCGTCTGCCGCTAAATTTGTTGCGGAAGCAATGGGTGTTGTTTGCCCTGTAATATCTTCTATTGCTAAAGTAAAAGTACCTCCCCCGCTACCTACAACTTTCCATTCTACCGCAAAATCTAAACTTGGTCGATTAAATGCCTGTATAAAAACGGGTTTAATTCGCCAAACTGCATCTGTAATTTTACTGTTTTCGCAGGCAGGATAGCTAGTTTGAAAACGATAACAAAAAGCATTCCAACCTGAATTGGGGTTTGTCATAGATGTAAGCACAATAGTATTTAAAGAGGAACCTGTATAACTTTTACCGATAACCCCCTTAGACCTTGCCAACCATAAAAACATTTGGTCGTATGTTTTATTATAATTAGCATCATTAACTGTTGTGTTAAAAAAACTGTTTCCTGTTAAATCAAATACTAAACCATTTCCAACACCATTTTCTAATTCTGTGTAAGCCGTAATACGTTCAAGTATCGCGGTAAGTTTTATTGCGGGTTTTAAATCTGAATAATCAACGCCTTTGTTTGTTCCCTGCACATATTTTAAATTGCTACTACCCGAAACATTTGTCGCGCTATCATAAATGAATCTGTTTGTGTGAGAAATTAAAGGGTATATTACATCTGTAATACCCGGAACATTTGTCTCTAAACCTGCTTTAACATTTGCTATGTTATAATCGTAATTATAAGCCGAGGTACCCTCAAAAACATTCTGAAGTGTTACTTCTTTTAGTTTCTTTTTTAAATCTACTGTTTCACCAAAAAAGGTTAATCTGTAACTTGCGGGTCTATTGTATTCCATTTTAACACCGTCAAGCGCTATGAATCCCTTTCTAAATAAAATACTGTTTAAATATATTTCAGCAGGTTTTTTGTCGTTTGCATTAAAACCATTTGTGATTTCAAAATTATAGTAATGTTTAAAAACCTTGTTATTTGTTGGTGAAGCAGGTACAGAAAAAGCCTTAGAAAAATCTGTAAAAATAGAACCTATGTCTTTTACGTTTTGAATTGTTTGAGTTAACGAAACCGTTTCGTCATTAAATAATTCTAACCTTTGACCCTCAATGTATAATATAACTTGATTCATTTTTATCTCACGTTGTTTATGTAATCAAAAGCTTGTTCGAAATCTATCCTGTATTCTATTAATCTTTCACCTAAAGAAGTTTTTACCGCTATACTAGAAGAAGAAACAGTCATTGGAACTATGCTTTGATTTTGGCTAATTGCACCTCTTAAAGGTACCTGCATCCAAACATATTCACTAAGAAGTAATTCTTCAAAATATTCAACTTGATTTTCAGGATAGTAGCCTGAGTTTAAAGTTACCTTTTTGCTGCCTCTAGTGTTTAATACTTTTGTAGCCGCATCTTTTATTGAATAATTTGCACCTGCATTAAATGGAGTTTCTAAAATATTTGAATTATACTTGGTATTTGTTCTGCCTAAAGTTTCATCTTTTCTAAGAAAAAACCATAAATCTTGCTGAACCCCGTATTTGTTTATAAATATAATTTTTGTTCCTGCGCCGTACTTTGTGCAATCAATTCTGTTTATCTTTAAAGTTGCGTTAAAATTAACACCGGGGCCACCAATTGTTGCGCTTGTTGTGCTTGCAGCATAAGATTGTACATTGAACGTTCGGTCCGTATTTAAATATGGCACATAACCCGCCGCACCAACCGGAACGTTGATTTCATATTTTCTAATACCATCTTTAAGGTTTGGAAAAAGTAGAAACGCAGGCCCACCGTCAAGGGAACTTGTAAAAGGAAGTGATGGATTAATGCCCTCTTCAAAAGTTCCGTAGGCTTCAAAACCTAAATCTGTTGAAACGTCAGGTGAACCAACTGTTGCCCCTCCACCGTTCGGCAAAGCAAATGCTTGTAAACTTGAAGTTATTCCTATTGTGTCGGGTACATAGTTTGTCTTATAACTAATAGTTAAATAGTCTCTTACAAGTTCTGAAATATCAAAATTGGCAGTAGTGTTTGCAGTTACGTTTTGTATTATTTGATAAATTTGTATTACACTCCCAAACGCATCGGTAGATAAAGTTAATACAATTGATTGAACACCGGAAGCAACTATTTTTGATTTAAATTGCGGGCTTCTTAAAGCTAAATTCATATATTTTATTTTTTTTGTCCTAATATTATGGCATTTTCTATGTCTAAGAAAAAACCGTCTACCAATGTTCTAGGTAATTCTGCTATCATTTGTTCGTATGGTTTTGTAAAAAAGTGGTTTGCTTCTATTCCTTTGTTATAAATGCTTCTAGCTATCAACCACGACATCGTTTCGTAACTCATAAATTGGCCATTTTTTTCTCTCCATTGAAACCTCTTTTTATTAAGCCAAAGAGTAACACCACTTTGTAAACCACCTTTAGGACCTGTTCCGGTTCCGTATTGAAAAGCTGAAAGCGCGGAGGCAGGATAAGTTGAAGTTTTACCTTTAACACCTTGGTCCACATATTTTCCGTATGGCTCCATTAAAAAATCAACTAAAAAGAAATTCTTTGAAGTTTCTACTTTATAGTTCAACGTGTTATACAATGGACCCCCCGCTTTGTTGCTGCCGTACTTGTTTACGTCATTTTCTAGGTTGTTCCTAGCCGCTTGTACCACATTGCTTGCGAAAGTGTTTATAACGGCCTGTAATTGCGTTGTCTTCATATTAACAAATCAAAATATCATTGTAAACTAAAACGTCCATTGTGCAGGTCCAACCCGCCAATTGGTTTTCAAACCTATCGTAAAACGGTGTCATACTAGAACTGCCCTCGACTTGATACATATCGGTATAAAGGTCCCCCATTCTTAACCTTTGAGTAAGTTTATTTACAACTGCCAATTGAGTGTTTAAAATATTCTGAAGATTATTATTCCCGGTAAAAATATCTACCGTTTCTGTTTTTGATTGGTTTACAATATCACAAGCTAAAATGCTAATATTAAATCTTAAAACTCTTTGGTCATCAATTACGTTATTTATAATAATATGACTAAGTGGAAAAATATCTTGTTTATTTAGATTTACGTCTGTTATATCCCCTATTGTAACCGTGTTAACATTTATGTCAGCTAACAAAGCAGTTTTTATAGCCTGCGTTAATCTGTAAAAACCCCTTACTCCCTCATTTAATTGTTCAGCCATTATTTAAACTTTTTTTTCATTTGCTTATTTTCTATTTCTGTTTTCTCCTTTTTAAAAGATAGCATCATAAAACATTCGTGTACATTTAATTTAGTGATACTTTCAAATCTTGTAATATCTCCGTCAGCGAGGCCGTAAATGCTTTGATACCACCCCCATTTTTTTGAGAATTGAGATATTTCGTCAAGACTTCCCCCTCCCCCGTTTCCAAAGAGTTCATCATAGTTTGCGATAATTCCATTCCTAAATTCCACAAAAAAAAAACTGAAGACATAGCAGCGTCCAATGGCATATCCAAAAGAAATTCGTCCTGCCCTACCCTGTATTCCTCTATTGTATATTTATCCTTTAGCTTCGCTATAACGGGCCTGTAAAGAACGTTCATAGCTTTCTCTATTGTGGACCAATCGCCGATATGATTATCTAAATCAATATATTCACCTAGACTAAGTTCGTCTAAGTCTGTAATGAAACCATAATCAACGCCTTTTAAATCAAACCTTTTAACTAATTTAGGTTTTTCGTCAAACATATTCGAAATAACTTCTGTAATTTCCTGAACATCTACAAGTTTTAATTTCATTACATCTGCTAATTTCATTGAGCAAAATATCTCAACCATTTTAGCATTTAGAAAAGTTGTATCTTCTAAATTCTCTGCTATTTTTAAGAAGTGCTTGTACTGTCTTAAAGTGATTTCATTTAACGAAGTTGGAATTGTGACCTTTATCATAATAATATAACGTATTTTATGGTTGATTTTATAAAAAGTAAATATACAAAAAAAAGGCAGCCATTTCTAGCTGCCATTTTCCGATTTGAAGAATCTATTCATTATCTGCGCTGAAGCACGAAGAACTGCAAAAATCCTTATCTTCGTCTATTGCTTTCCCGCAGGTCCCGCATTCTCCTGCTTTATCGTCTACCGGGTTTAAATCATCGTACCATTCCATATTTTTAAGTTTTAAATGGGGCGGTTAAGCCCCTGTTATTATTATACCATTTCCATACGTCCCTCTTTATTTTCAGCCATCATATAGGTACATCCTGCATAGCCTGTTGCTATATCTAAAATTGTAAATTCATCCATTCCATTCTCTGCCATCAAATCCCAATTTGCGAATCCT